ATAATGTTGCAACGGTAATGGCAACTTTTGAAATGGATTATCCATTCGGTGGAATGTGTATTGATAAAAATAATACGGTTTGGGTTGTTAACCCTGGTAGTTGGTGTGTTCAGCCATTTGTGAATGGGGTAAAAGGAACAGCTGTAGGAACAAGTGGTTTAGGAAATGCCAATATGCCATCGAATGTTTGCAGTGATAAAGAGGGGCTTTATGGGTCATCAAACGCGCCTCAGCGGGTGCCAATCAAGTTACAAAAATTGTTAACAAAGTTGTGACCGCTAATTATACAGTAGAGTATGGGCCGCAAGCTATTTGTTGCGATAGGAATAACGATATATATGTTGCAAATTATGAGTCAGCATCCCTTTCTAAAATAAGCGGTGGTGTTGTTACAAACATTGCTGTGACTGCTTTTCCAACAGAATTTTGTGTAGATAAAAATAATGCCTTGTGGGTGCTTCATATTGATTATGAAACTTATGCTACAAAAGTATCTAAAGTAGTGAATGGTGTTACAACAAAAGTAATATCTACTGGATTTGCTGATGGCTCTAGTGGCATTTGTTGTGATGATAATAATGTTATTTGGGTAGGTGATCCGCAAGGTTGCACCATTACAAAAATTGTGAATGATTCCATTTCTGCAACTATAACATTGACTGCTGATTTAATTGGTATTAACGGTGATGCAACTGGTATGCAGGCAGCGATATTATTTGAAGGGGGCGCTGCTCAGCCACCGCCAATAGTATTAATAAACCAAGCAATGGCGGGTGGGATGTGATTAAATAATTGTGAGCCGATGGGCTTATTTTTTAGTTTCCCTTGAAAATTGTAAATGACAGGATTTGGTGGAAAATGTCGGAAAAAAGGTGTTGTTTTTTAAAGGAAATTGTTTGTTTTTATTGAATGATTTATTTATTAAGAGAGCAAATGAATAATAAGCTAAAATAGCTTGCAATTAGAAAGTTTGTCATTAAGGAGCGGGGATATGTCGACTAAAACATTAAAGAGCCAGTTTAGATTATGGACGATTTTGCTTGTCCTTATTCCCAGCCTGCTGATCATGGTTATTTATACGGTGAGTCAGATTAAGGTAGCAAAACAGCAAAACTTGGAAATGATCTCTCAGCGGGTACATGCCCAGGAGCGGCTAATAAATTACTGGATAGCGGAACGGATTGGAAGTATTCGCGAACTTTCTAAGACAGAGGCTTTTATTACCTTGGACGAACAGAGGATAAAACATGTTTTAAATCTAAAGCAACAGTATGATAAGAGTTTTGATTCTTTATCATACATTGATAAAGACGGGGCTTTCAAAATGTCCACTCTTAGTAGTGGAATCAAGTACCCATCGGCCATTGGCAAGCCTTATTTCGAAGCGGCAGTAGTGGGAAAAGAGCATATTTCAGATGTGGTTATTGGTCGAAACAGTGGTTTACCTATCATTAACTTTTCAGTCCCTCTTTTCGATGGTGTTGGAAAATTTCAAGGCTTGATACTGGGCTCGATTAAAACGACGACACTAGAAGCACTTTTACGTGAAAATTGGTTTGGTGAAACGGGAGAGGTAATCTTAGTAAATCGTGAAGGAACGTTTCTTACTGATCCGCGTTTTGTCAATGTATTGATGGATATGGGACTTATCCAGGAAACTGCCATAATGAAACTTAAATTACCAGATGATGCTTTACGCAATATCCAGTTCGGCGAATCAGGCACTGCCACTTGGAAGAGTTATCGTGGGCAGAAGCTGCTGGCTACTTACGTGGACGTACCTGAGCGTGGCTGGACGCTGATCGGTAGAATCAGTGAAGCAGAAGTTATTGGCCCTATTTATAGACAGCTAGCAATGATAGCTAGCGGCACCCTGTGTTTAGTCTTCCTGATTATTCCACTATCGACGTTGATAACTAACCGGATTAAGCGCCCTCTGGACTGGTTGATCAAGCAGTCGGAGTTCATCACGACAGAGCAATATGAAATGGTAGGCCACGACAGGCCCCCAGAAAATATATCCTGCGAGCTTGGCATCCTGTGCGAAACTTTCGTAAGGATGGGCCATAAAATCGTAAATACTATTAGCCTGCTTCAAGAAAATGAAGCTAAGCTAGAGTATAAAGTGCATGAACGAACAATCGCACTATCAGATATGAATGTAGTACTCGAAGAGGAAATTGCCAAACACCAGGCAACAAATACAGCCCTTAAGGACAGCCATGATGCACTCAGCGTTAGCCAGTCCCGCTACAAAGATCTCTTTGATAACATGCACAATGGGTATGCATATTACAAGGTAGTATTTGACGAAGTAGGAAAACCGGTTGATCTTGAATATATTAGCGTTAACCACGCCTATGAAAAGTCTGCTGGGAAGCTCGCCTCTGAGCTTATTGGAAACAGGCGAAAAGAGGTGTTACCATACATAGATGAAGACATCGATGAGTGGGTGAAATGGCTTATAACAGTGGCTATTTCCGGAGAACCAGTACATTTTACACAATATTTTAAAAACCAAGAACGGTTGTATTCAGCTTCTGCGTACAGCCCGGCGAAAGGTCATGTGGCTGTAATTTCGGAAGATGTTACTGAAGTTATATCATTACAAAAAAAAATTTCCCACATGGACAGGCTTAATCTCATCGGAAAGATGGCGGCGGGGCTTGCACACGAAATCAGAAATCCTATGACGGTAGTAAAAGGATATTTGCAGTATTTTAGGAAAAAAATCCCTAATAGTTTACACGATCAATTAGATGTAGTGTTGAGCGAAATCGCGCGTATTGAAGTGATAATTACCGACTTTTTAGCGATAGCAAAGACCAAGCCAACAGAGCCAGAAGAACAGGACTTAAACGGGATTATTGACAGCATAGCCCCTTTGCTCCTATCAGAAGCGCTCAAGCGAGGAATGAGCATTGAATTTAAAAATTCAAAGGATATCCCCAAAATTATTTTAGCAGAAAAGGAGATTAAACAACTCCTGCTAAACCTTGTCACGAACGGACTGAACGCTATGGAACAACATGGCGCATTAGTAATAGAAACTAAGTTTCAGGACAATGCGGTACTTTTAATCGTTGATGATTCTGGATGTGGCATTTCTAAAGACCTACAAGCTAAAATTTTTGATCCATTTTTTACAACGAGAGATGAAGGTACAGGGCTAGGTCTTTCTGTTTGCGCAAGTATTGTCGCTAGTCATAGTGGCACAATTGAGGTACATTCGGAAGAAGGAAAGGGAACTCGCTTTATAATCACCTTTCCGGTATAAGTTATTCCATGACCGTTAAGGGTATGAATATGAGTTTTGTTTGACGTATATACCAAACGCAGATTACATTGGTAGATTAATTTAATAGTCGATCGTGAAAACCGCCGAGTGGCGGTTTTTCTTATGCATGAAAGGAGGTGCTCGTAGATGCTCATTGGGCGCATGGATCAACGAATTGAGCTGCAGGCCTACATCAACAAAGCATGGACTACCCAAGGAACAGTATGGGCCGAGTTTAAAAAACCTGAGTTGAAAACAGCCGAAGTCGCGGGAAACATGGTCAGTGAACTCATGCGTGAGATTGGCATTCGGTACAGAAGCGATGTACGCAAAGGCTGGCGCGTACTATGGGGGACAAGAACATTTGAAGTAATGCACACTTATGATTACGGTAAGTCCACTACGATTCTGGTTTGCAAGGAGGTGGTGATGTGAATGGCTAGAAATGGTAGACTGTCGGGAAGTTCCATAAGCACACTATTGATTGAACTCGGCGCAGAAGTTTCGGCGGAGGCTAAAAAAGCATTGTTGTCAGGCGGACAGACTATACTGAGCGACGCAAAGGCCAGAATACACAGTATTAGCGGTGCACTTTCAGCGAGTGGGAAAATAGGGGTCAATAAGTCAGGTACCATCGTTAGAATTGTATTTGATGCACAAAGTCCTGCAACGGCCAATTCCCCTGGCGGTTATTTGTACGGCAAAATTGTAGAATTCCGCCCCGGACATGAGCATCCATTTCTATACCCTGCCTATGATGCTCATCGGAATCAAATAAAACAGAATGTGATAGAAGCTGTGCGTCGGGCGGTGAAAAAACATGCTGTTACTTGATCATGAGATTGATATTGCCTTAAAAGGTGACGATGTATTAGTTGGTCTGCTTGGCGGTGAGCGTATTTATGAGTTCAATGAACCTGGCGATAAAGATGCTCCTTATCCAGAAGTGGTATATGAGGAAATCAGTAACGTGCCAGATTTTTCTGCAGATAACTATGAAAAAATGTCGCGAATTACTTATAGTTTATCAGTCACAAGTGAAGGGAATCTTGGGGAGATTATTAACGCCGTTGAGCGCATAATGATCTCCCTTAGTTTTGTCCGTCACTCACTGGGAAGGAATATGAGAGGGCTGCCCATTGGGGTAAAGGGTAAGGAAATATATTTTGTAACGCAAAGGGAGTTGTTAATTGATGTCAATGAAAACAGGGGTTAGTGGATTTGTATACGCTAAAGTATTAACAGATACAGTGACCGCAACAACTTATGGGCCAATTGTACCGGTGCCCGGTCTAGTCAGTGTGGATAATAAAACAGCGTCCAGTACCAATACTTTTTATGCGGATAATGGTCCTTATGAGGTGTCAGCGGCACTCGGCGAAATTACAGTGGACGTGGAAATGGCTGACCCAACTAATATTGTGATTGCAGATCTGTTGGGACATACAATTACAGCGGGTGTCATGGATTTTAAAGGGAGTGATACGCCCGCCGTTGTGGCCACCGGTTTTGCCGGCTTAAAAGAAAATGGTAAAAGGAAATTGGTATGGTTAACAAAAGGCTCATTCCAAGAGCCCGACGATTCGTATAAAACAAAAGCAGATAAATCAGATCCACAATCTATAAAATTATCGGGTAAATTTGTACTCAGAACCAGTGATGGGAAGTGGAAAAAGGTTTGTGATGAAGATGATGCAAGTACTCTGCCTACAACGGTTGCAAGCTGGTTCACCCTTCCGACAATTGTAGTCGGGGCATAAGTAAAGGTGGCCCGCTTGGGTCACCTATCTATTAGAAAGTTAGTTGGAGGTTTTGATAAGTGGAAATTAATATTGATGGCAAAAAATATAAGCCTGGTAAATCAAAAGCTAAGATGTGGCGAGAGCTGATGCAGTTTGACGATCAAAAATCAGATATCCCATTAGAGGATTTTATCGATGCTCATGCTGAGATTATCGTTAAAACTTTTGGCAATCAAGATCTTACGGCGAAGATGCTTATTGAAAATTTGGATTTGGATGAAATATTACCTCTCTACAGCAGCACTTTCAAATGGTTCTGCGGCCAACTCAATGCGAAAACAGCCAAACTCCCAAACGACGTTCCGGCGGTGCAGTAAAAGTAGCACTGTCGGCATATGAAACCGTGATCGATTTTTACGCAAGTTTGCACTCTTTATATCACTGGACGCAGCAGGAAATTGATGAGAGCGAATTATTATACCTTATTGATCTGCTGATCGTGCAGAGTAAAAGCAATAACCCCGAACAGGTCAGCTATATCGAAGATCATTTTTAAGGGAGGAGGCACAATGTGGCAAAGGGAACTACAATAGAAAAATTGTATCTATCTCTGGGGCTAGATATTTCTCAACTTGACGCTGACCTCATAACCGCTAGTAGTACAGTGGCGCAAGGTATGGCTACTCTAAAGACTAAGGCTCAGCAGACTAAGCTGAAAATGGAAATAGACATGAGCCAGTTTAAAGGGGCTGAAAATTCTACTGAGGCATTAGCGACCAAGACCAAATATCTGACGAACCAACTTACCATACAAAAGCAGGCTGTGTTACTGATTAATGCAGCCTATGCTGAGAGCGTAGCAACAAAAGGACAGGATGATGGGGCGAGTCAGAGGCTACTCACTCGCCTCCTTCGAGAGCAAAAAGCTGAGGCGGATTTGGCTGCTCAGATAAGGCAAACCAATGCGGCTCGTGCAGGAAATGCATCGGGATCATCATCCATCGTAAATACAGGAGCGACGAATGCGGCGAGTGCAGCTGTTGGTGCACTCGCAGGATCGCTAGGCAGAGTAAGAGAGGCAGGGCAAGCAGCAGGCAACAGCATCATGCTCATAAATACGAAAATAATAGCATTAACAGCTATTGCTGCAAGTGGTGCTGGCTTATTTGGTTTAGTCAAAGGAGCAGTGGATGCGGGAGACGCGGCATATAAATTAGCCAGCAGGTTAAACTTGACTGCTGCAGAATCAGGACAATTAGGTCGCATGTTAAAGATTACGGATACTGATAGCCAGGCATTTATCTCAACGATGGTTAGACTGGATAGGTCAGTAGCAACAGCCGGTAAGAGCGGCAACGCCGTAACCAATGCCATGGAATTATTCGGATTTTCATTGACGGACGCAAATCATCAGTTGTTACCCATGAATCAGCAACTAGAACAATTAGCCTTAGGATATAAAAATGCTGCGGCGGCAGGCGAGGAAGAAGCCTTTACTGCAGAAGTGCTAGGATCAAGAGGCGCTGCATTGGTGGCAGTTCTTCGGGATTATACGGTGAATGCAGAAGCGGCGAGCAGGGTAAAGACCATAGGACTGAATCCGCAAGAAATGCATGATATGGCTGTCGAGATGAAAGTTCTTGATATGGAAACCGCGCAAATGAAGAACACATTAGGTGCCGCTCTTGTCCCTATAGCTAAAGAAATTATCCCTGATATTATCAGTGGTTTCGATCTAGTGATTACTGCCATTAAAGAGAATAAAGATAATATTATTAGTGTAACTGATGCGGCCATTGGCTTACTGACAGAGATTAGAAAAGTTGGATCAGAGGTTATTGATATAACAACTCCAGCCATAAAAGGCTTATTTAATCTCGCAGGATTAGGTGGTATAAATTCTACAACTGAAGCATTAAAGGAAATGCAGGTTGAACTCCGGGCCATTAGTAACCATCCAGCAATATCTGCAGTTGCGGTAGGAATGGGCGTGTTAAACAATGTCCCTGGATGGAAAGACAAGCTAGAGAGTATCAAAGCAGAGGCCCAGGCTCAAATTGACGCCGAAACAGAGGTAGCGATTGCTGAAAAAGCGATCAAATGTGCTAAAATAACTGATGATAAACTAGCGACGGCAACAGCGAAAAAAATAGCTGAGGACCAGGCGAACGCAATTATCCAGGCTAAAAAG